CCAGGGGACAAACCCGATCCGCAGAAAGGATTTTTTAAGTTTGGCGATGATGATGATGAGTATTACGACAAGGCCCTGGCAGACGGAGTACAAACTAAAAACATGTATGTCCTGGTAGACGATGACATTGTGCCTATCAACAAAATAGAAGTATGGCTTAGTGAGATGGACAGCAAAACTTCCAGGCAGTTGGCCGGCGAGATCAAGGCAAGCGGTCAGGTCGATACTTATCAAGTTCTGGCTGAATTTTGGCGAGGGCAACATCCGAAAGTTGTTCTAAGTTCTGTCCGCATAGAAAACCCGGATGGGAATAAAACTATTTCCGGCAGAACCTTGCTAGAGCATAGCCGAGGGTTGAGCGTGTCCGGTATGAAGAAAGCCAGACCAATCATTCTGCGTGATTATGGGCCATACGCAGCGAAGGCTTATGATTTTATTATTAAACAAGCTGAAGAATTAAAATCGGAGAACGAATAAATGGGTTTACTGACCGACTATGAGATGGAACGCGATCCGATTCTCGATGAACCGTTGATCGGCGAGCCTGACCCAGGCGAGCAGGAAACTGGGCTTTCTCCTTTAGCGGTAGAAGGCGATGGCCTCAAGAAGTTGCGTGAGGCGATGCATGGTATCCAGGAAGAGGAAGATGCGGCTCGCGTTGAACATAACCTGGAAACATCCCTGGAAGGTAATCCGCAGCAAGTAATTAAAAATCAGCAAATGGCTGGTGAGTTAGAGGTTCCAGCGGAACGAGTCGAGGCGGACCCGAAGTTTGCAGAGAATCAGATCAAGATCAACCAAGCTAATAAAGCTCTGGGGCAAGCCCCTTTCCTCAAAGAGTTGCTTAAAGATAGAACCCTGGCGGAAGTCATGGCGGTGCCGGAGGACATAGAGAACCTGTCCTGGTACGAAACTATCTGGAAGGACATGGAGAATATGTTCGATGAAGGCCGGTTGACTCACGAACAAGGAATGCGTATCTACAACAAAGATAATCTCAATGAAACACAAAAACTAGAAAGTATAAAAAGGATCGAGGAGATCGATAAAATCCTGGAAGGATACCATGCAGACAAGGATGGTGTTTTTGGTCCGTCAGGACCGCTGGGAGAAGCGGCGTTATTGGTCGGCCAAGTGTTTGAGGGGCTGGATGAAATCGCGAAAAAGGCATCCGCCGGAGCATTGGGTGGTGCCACTACTGCGTTGATAGCTGGGCAAGCAGGTCCTCAAGCGGGGCTACCCGAAGAACTTATAACCGTTCCGGCAGCTGGAACCCTTATGGGTTCGATTGCTGCGATGGGAGAAGTGTTTAACCAGGCAAGGATGGTTGAAGCTGGCCATGCTGAAAAAGAAATGATAGGCATGGGTTTTGAGCCTAGGCTGGCAAAGAATACCTCTCATGTTGTCGGTTGGGTGAATGGGTCCCTGGAAGTGATAGGAATTGGGTTGTTTACCAAGCCGATCAAATCAGCGATCGTCAAGGCGATTGCTAAGAAGGCTAAACTTGGTGGGACCGTTTCCAAGAAACAGGCTTTGGTGTTGGCGATAGCGACTATATTTAAGTCTGCCGGAGGTGAGGCTGGGACGGAAGTTCTCCAGGAGATAAACAACTTTTTAAGTCGAGAAGTTGCCAGGCATATAAGCTCAAAGGATATTGACTCGGAATTAGATACGCCGAGAAAACTAAAAGAAGCGGCCACGCAGATAGGGACCATAGGTATTAAAGTGTTTGCTGGATCTGCGGTGCTGGGTTCTCCTGGTGGAATGGCTCGGTACTACGCAGAACGCCGCAAAGTCAGCCAGGCTGATATTAACGAAAAGATGATGACCGCCCTGGGAGAGAACGCCCAGGAATCCAACCTAGCAGAACAATTACCAGATAAGCATCGTGAGTATGTAGAAGCTGTTACCGAAGAGGGTCCGGTCAGCGACGTTTATGTGGACTCCGCGGCGGTGCAGGAATTTTACCAGGATGATGCAGCTGCGGTGATGGAAGAGTTGGGGCTAACAGATCAATACGAAACCGCCCTGGAAACCGACAGCCCGATCAGGATACCTTTGCCAGATTATGCATCGAATATTGCCAGGAACCCCGAAGCGCATGCTGCGTTGATTCCGCATGCAAAGTTTGATGCTGATGGGTTCACTCCTACCGAAGCGCGGCAACAAGTTGAAGATGCAGAAAGGCTCGATGACGATGGAGAAACTATTCTCCGCAAGCACATGGAAGGGCAAAAAGAAAATGATACGTTTGACAACATCTTAAACGACCAACGCGACCAGTTGATTAAAGGCGGAATCTCGGAAGAGAACGCTACGAAGATGGCCACGCTCTACGCTACCAATCAAAGGGCCATGGCCGAGGCTATGAAAATGCCTCTTGAGGAATACAACAATATTATTTCTCTCAAGGCCGATTCTATAAAAAAACCCCTGGTGATGACAGTCGAAGAACACCAGGCAATGGGCGATCCTACGGTTGAAGAGTTAAGAGAAAAAGGATATGACGGTTTTCGCGTGATCGATGGGGATAAAACTGTACGCAACCAATCACTAAAAGGATTGGAGAGAAATAGAGATCAGCAACAAACCCAAACCTTAGACCAGGCTACCGCAGCGGTTAAAGCAGAACCAGGGTTCAAAGAGTTTATTAAAGACTCTAAGGTCGTAGATGAAGCTGGTGAACCGATGGTTGTTTATCATGGGACTGATAAGGATTTCACAGAGTTTGACACTTCAGACTTTGGTACCTGGTTTGCTGTCAAACCAGACCTTGCTGGTGACTATGCTCAAGACAAAAACGAGGATACCTCGGCTGGCGGCAGGGTTCTTCCGGTATATCTTTCTATCAAAAATCCGCTAAAAATACCTAGAGAGGTAGACCTGGATTTCGAAAATGAAGTAGATATGATGCTTGCCAATATTAACGCCGCAAATGGGACATCATTTACACCAGAGCAAATAGGTTATACAAAAGACAGCATGCATTCCCATCCAGGGTGGGAGGCACTTGCCATGAATGATAGATTCTTAAAGGCTGCTATGGATGCTGGCTTTGATGGTGTTTCAGCCTACCAAGGTCAAGAATTAACTTTCAACGCCTTCCATCCAGAACAAATCAAATCCATCTTTGCTAAAAAGTTCGATCCTGCTAGTCCTAATATTTTAGAGCAAATGTCTGAAGATGAGATATTCGCCTCTCTCCCAACCCCCGAAGAAATATTTGGAGTAGATAAAACTGAAGAGCTTTACCAATCGGAACCAGGGAAAAAGAAAGCTAAGAAGCCGAAGCCTCCTACAGTATCAGAACAAACAGGGAGCATGGATACAATTTATCCAGAGGTCAACGAGGCTTTGAAAGAGGGCGTGGGCAGGATGAACAGGGCCGAGCGGACCATGTTTAAAAAGAACATAAAAGCGCATGCCGGTACGCTTTGGGCTGCCGCAGCGGTTCGCGGTGTTACTATTAGAGAAATATTCTTCCGCTCGATGGAAGGCCGCAATGTTGATGAACTCCTTAACAGTAAGTTGTGGGGCAAGGATAAGCTGGGGCGTTACTCCATTATAAAGGATTTCTTGACAGGTGATCCCAAGCAGGTCGAGAAGAGAGTCAAGGGTTATACTTTTATCGGCGACAACCGTAAGGCGGAACTAGATATTTCTGGTTCTTTTAAGAACTGCAACCCCAGTAAGAATTGCGCTAAGTTCTGCTACGCAGCGGACGCTAATGCGCGACCTACCGAATTAATCAAGGCAGAGTTTACAGAGTGGGCGGCGGAGAACCATAAGGATGTTTTAGCGGATAGACTGTTCGAAATGTTTGAAGCAACCGACCAGCATGAAGATGGATTAGCGTTAAGGATTAATGATAAAGGCGATCTCTCTGAAGCGCAGTTGGTCTTGATACAAGAGATGAATCGGCGTGGAGTCAGGATGCAGATATTTTCTAAACGCCCAGACTTATTACGCAAGGTAAGCGACTTTAACCTCAAGATGCTTTCTATTGATGAAACCAACTTTGACCTGGCGATGGAAAATCCTGATTTGCAACTGGCCGTTGTTATCGGGAAGGGGATGACAGAATCGCAGATAGCGGAGATCAATGACAGGGTAGCTGTTTACCTCCCCATTAACCAGGGGAAAAACTCAGTATCCAGGGCCGAGGTTAAAGAGAGATTCCCTACGGTATTCAACGAGATGACGCAGAAACTTTGTCCGGTTGATGGGGGGAAACTAAAAACTAAGAGGGATACACACTACGTTGACATTATCGCTTTAAAGCCTGGGACCAAAGGATTGTGGACTTGTGGGGCATGTGATATGCTTGGCGCGGCTGGATGTTTTTTCGGTAAGAATAAATCTGAGAATGTTCGCAAGATAATAAGTCAGATTCGCCAGGCTAACGGCTCGGAAGAACAAACACGCAAGGGCGTAGATGAATTTTTAAAACGCGCTGAGAAGGACTTAAAGAAAGCTAAACAGAGAGGTGAGATAAATGAAGACGAGTACGCAGGTCTTATCAGAGCTTTATATGAAGGGAAGCGCAATATACGGACAGACCTTGGACCCGACACAAAAGGCGAAATTGACCGCGAAGCAAATGGTCCAGTTACAGGTGATGCAGAAGAACGAGGCGGAAGCCGACCAGGGACTAGCGGATTGGGAAGCCAAGCAGCAGAAATCCCCTGGAACGAAAAAGGAGAAATAACAAAACTATTCATCCGTGGCCCTTGGGATGAAAAGATTATATCCGGCGGTAAGACGCTGGAAGTCAGGGGCAGAGCAATCCCAGCAAAGCATATAGGCGTACCTATCGTCTTAAAGAATGAAAACAATGAAGCCCTTGGAGAGGTAGTGTTCAAGGGTTCTCGCCAGGTTAAAACCGCAAAAGAATTTAACAAACTCCGTAAACAGCATCAGGTTGAAAAGGGATCAGAGTTTGATTTCGGCAGCCGCAAAGAAACCCATGTATGGGAAATTGAAAGTGTAAAGCCTTACACGCAACCGCAGAAACTTGCGCCGATGAAAGGACAAGCTCCTTTCCAGGTAGAGAAAAAGATAGAGGGACCACAAGAACTCTACCAAGACGAAGTTGCCGAAGAAGTAAACCCAACTTGGCATTACTCTACTCTCGCAGACGCAGTCCACAACCTCAAGCCTAGCAAGGCCCAACCCAAGTCAGCCGAAGAATGGTTAAACATTATTCGCAAACTCCCTAAAGTTAAGGCTGGAGAAATTGCGGCTACCGGCCTGGAAAACTATCTAGCCCTTGACCATAGAAAATATTTAATTACAGAAGCTGAAAATAAAGTTAAGTCGGCACAAGAAAATTTGGAGATGCCGTCCACAGCTTTGACGTTGGCGTTCCGCCAAAATAAACTAGACGAAGCTCAAGCGGAGTTAGATAAAGTCCGCAAGATGAAGCAGCCTAAGTTTACCCATGACCAGATCAAACAATACCTCAACGATAACGGAGTCAAGTTGGTTGATGTTACCAATGGGATTCCGCAGGATGGCAGCGAGTTCGCCTGGTATACAGAGAAGCTGGAAGAGATTGATCGTTTGGTTGACGAGCGGTCCAAGGAGATTATTGCTGAGAGGATGGACGACCTTAGATACGACCTCCAATATGATCGGGCCGAAGCAAATAGAAAAAAACTTAAAGCAGGAGCGGACCCTATAGAACTCTACGCAGAAACCGATCCATCGGACGGAACACGGATATACGCGGACTACAATACAGGGGCGAGGGTTGCCATGCTGATGGAGGATGAGCAAAATTTCGCAGTCATAGATTTGGTGGATGAGGAGTATAGCTTTGTCGAAAAAGAGATATTGGCATATGAAACACATGTACCTTTATTCGGAGAGGAATTAACAAACCCTATATGGATAAAAATTAGGGAGATGAAACGCAAGGCCAGGGAACAAGCGGAAGCGGAGTTCTTAGACAACCGTAACCAGATCAAAGACAACTCAGAAGGAGTTACCAAGTTCACCAACTGGATGCATGAAGGCGGCAAGGATTATGTCGAGTGGTTAATCACGCTGCCGGGAAATAAGATGGCGGCACTTACAGTACCAGCCGAAGCTCTCGCGTTGAGAGAAAAGATTGTAAAATGGGCAGAGATGAAAGCGAAGGACGCGCCAGGAGGGGGGAACCAATCGCAGCGAGTGGCAGCCTGGCTATCTGATTTCAAGGTCAATGCTGGGACCGCAAACTTCCTTGCCCTAAAGTCTAATAGCGATATTTTTACCAAGGAGGAGATGCATTACTACTACCGCCATGCAGAGAGATATTTTTATGTAGCCGAAATCCCATCATTGAAGGAAACCCATGGCACTCGCTTCTTTAATCCTCCTGCTAAAGAATTTAAACACGATTCCCATTTCCCTAATCCTAATATCCTGGTGCATGTCAGAGCGGATGAAAGAGTCGGGGAGCGTATTATCCTGGACAAAGAAAAGAAAGCCGAACTCGATGCAGCCCAGGCCGAGTGGAAGAAAGCGGACGACGCATTAACAGTAATCCGCAAAAAAATGTATGGGGCTACTCCAGAAATAATGCGAACCTTGTATGCGCCAGAAACCGAGGCTCTAGAGGTTGTACATAAAAAATCGGCGGTAGTCCAAGGAAAATTAAAAGATTTGGAAGGTTCCGACGCAAAGGCAGCCAGGGTTCTTTACATCCAAGAACTACAATCCGATTGGGCAGATGCGAGGCGCGAGTCAGATGCACCGCCAGCCCCATTTGTAGATGAAACTAAGGACTATACCGCCTTGGCACTCAAGCGGATGATCCATCATGCGATCAGTAATGGTTTCGATCGTATCGAATGGACAAGTGGGATCCAACAAGATACCAGGTATGAGATGGAGCGATTCATCTCCGGCATTATCTGGAACCCTGATACCAAGGTCCTAAGAGCCAGGCCGCGAGGAGAAAAGGAATTTGTCGAGATAGCGGACCATGTCGAGGAAGTTGATCTGCCGAAGTATATCGGAGGGGACGCGGCAGCCCGATTGATCCGGTCTGAACCGCCATCGCCGAGAGTTATAGCTAAGTTTGAGAAAGCAAAGTTTGATCGGAAGGAAGCACAAGAAAAGTATAGGGCTGCTGATCTTTCCATTCCTCCTCTGTTTGAAAAGTTTGAGAGAAAAATTGGGTATCCAGAAGCGAATAGAATACCGGAAAGTCAGAGAAACCGTATAAAGAGTTTGGGAGCGAGTCGAGGGGAAAAGGCAGAAACTTATTTTGAGAACTTTATGAGTTTTCTAGATGGGTATCCAGAGGTGAGCAGGGAAGAAGTTTTTGCATTAGCTAAGTCCGTAGACAAGTTAGAGGCGGAGAAAAAAGAAGCTATGCTGATGGAAACTAGGGCAGTTAAAAAAATAAGCCAACTAGAACGAAAGACAGGTTCTGTTATAGAGGACCTAGAAGCAAACGATAAAGCGTTGTCCGGCATAGAGGTCCAGGTTGCGACTGATGGCATGAAAGATTATTACGACAAGATATTACCGAGTGTCGCTAAAGATGTTTTGAAAAAGCTAGGGGTCAAGAATGCGAAGATCGATCCAGCTGGTGATCTCACGCCCGAAGAATATACCAGGGGTTTTCAACCAGGCTTTGATCTTGACCAGGTTCGCGAGGCTCTAACCGATGAAGAAGGTAAAACAAAAAGGATTGCCCTATTCCAGGAGAAACAGGGGTTAAAGCGAGGGGCCTTGCAGTTTGGTCCGGATATCAGCAAAGGGGATAATGTTATTTTGCTCCTGGAAAACGCTGATCTATCCACTTATCTCCATGAACTTGGTCATTTCTTTTACGAACAACTACGCTACCTGGCAAACCAGCCTAACGCACCGCAGAAAATCAAAGATGATATGGACAAACTGCTCAAGTTTGTCGGCGGAGAAAAACTTGATCTGGCAGCCTGGAACAATATGACTTTAGAGGAACGCCGTACCGGACATGAGAAAGTGGCCAGGGCGTTTGAAGCATACCTATTTGAAGGCAACGCCCCTACCCTGGAACTCCAAGGAATATTCCGAAGTTTTGCCGCATGGATGAAGCAGATATACACAACGATTCGAAGTGGTCTGAAGGTTAATCTTAGTGACGAAGTGAGGGAAGTGTTCGACCGTATGCTGGCAACCGATGAGGAGATCGCAAACGCCAGGGAAATAAACAGGATGAAACCTCTGTTTGAGAATAACGAGGTTATCAAGATGGACCCTGACCGGTGGCTAGAGTACCAGCGAGCGGTGACTAACGATGTAGAAGAAGCGGATGAGAAACTGCGGACTAAAAGCCTGGATAATATGAAATGGCTCCGCATCGGGACTAACCGTATCCTGCTAGAAAAGAAACGAGAAGTTAGAGATCAAAGAGAAGCGGTCAAGAATGAAGCAGAACAAACGGTCGCAGAGAAGCAAGAATACAAATTGGTTGCCTGGTTACGGCAGCCGGTTGATAAGAAAAAAACCACTAAAAGCCATAAAACAGATGTTACCCCAGAGGTAGATTCCTTATTTGTAGCTATTGGGAAACTAGGCGGGATTAAACAGGATGAACTGTATACCCAATGGGGCGTAGATAAGAAAACCGAATACGGTACTTTCCGCAAGGTTGCCAGGACAAAAGATGGGTTAAGTATCGATGATATGGGAACGCAGCTTGTGCAGTACGGATACTTGCACCCCCTCGGTCAAGACGGTAAGTACGAGCCGCATGTATTTGAAGCCCTTTTCGTTGATGAAATCTCCGGCAGAAAACATAACTCCGTAAAAAACGATCAGTACGAAGCATCGGAAGCGTATGAAGATAATTACTTTAAATTCGCCCAGGAGGAAGGGCAGCAAGGCAAACTGGAAGACGCGCCACATCAAAAGATTTCTATCCAGAGTCTAATCGATACATTCGGCAACGAAGAGGAAGCTATTTGGAAGACGCTGCCAAAAGGACGCTGGGGCTTAATCTCCGACTCGGAAGACGCTATTAATGTAAACCTGCTTAAAGACCTGGCTGGGTATTCCTCGGCAGACGAAATGATACATGCCCTGGTTAAAGCGAAACCGATGAGAGATGCGATCGAGGAAGAAACCGACCGCAGGATGCTGGAACTATTTGGCACCCTGGGCGACCGCGCAAGCATAGACAAGGCGGTTGATGAAGCTCTTCATAACGAAGCCAGGACCAAGGCGGTGCATGCAGAGTTAAGCGCATTGGCCAAGAGAGTCGGTAAAGGAAATGTTTTGATGAAGGCTGCGCGAGCCTGGGCGGAAGAGAAAATCGGCAGGATGAAAATCATGGATATTAAACCGAGTCAGTTCGCAGCTGCGGAAGCCAGGGCTAACCGGTTAGCAGAGAATGCTCTCAAGCGCGGTAATTTAGATGAGGCTACCGACCACAAAAGGGCTGCGGTATTAAATCATCACTTTGCAAAAGTAGCGTCCAAGGCTCTTGAAGAGGTAGACAGGAATGTCCGTTTCTTTAACAGGCTGGATAGCAAGGGGGCCAGGAAAGCTATTGATCCAGAATACATGATCGAGATCGACCGACTCCTGGGGAAATTTGATATTCGAAAAAGCGTCACGCAGAAGGCCCTGAAACGTAGAGAAACGCTATCTCAATGGGTACAGGCAGAACTAGCAAAAGGGAATAATCCTAATATAGACCCAAGGCTCCTGGGCGAGATTGAACTCACGCATTATCGACAGGTCCCGATGGATGAATTTAGAGGGTTGTACGATACCATAAAAAATATCGATCACTTGGGAAGACTCAAGAACGAACTTCTCCTGGAACAGGAAAAACGCGATGTGCAAGCAGCGGTCAATGAGATTACGCTTACAATCAACGCGACCGCTAAAAAGAAAAAGATCAAAGATTCAGACAAACGATTAGGGTTAAACAACCCCCAGGACCAATGGAAAAAAGACAAGCTGAGTTTCATGGCAGAACACCGTAAATTCGGGAATATCGGGCGTGTTTTTGATGGTTTAAAAAACGGTCCATTCTGGCAGTTTGTAACTAAGAAGATGAATGCCCAGGCGGATTGGCAAGCCGAGATGCAGGAAAAGGCGAACATCAAGCTCGGTGAGTTGTTTAGCGTTTATAACACCCTGGAGTTTACTACCCTAAAGGGCGGTTTGTATAAGTTGGAGTATGTGCCTGATATCGATATTAGCCTGTCAAAGCAAGAGCGTATTATGATTGCTTTGAACTGGGGGAACGAAACCAACCGTGCCAGGGTGACCGATGGGTATGGCCTGTCCGCGTCCGAGGTTGAGAACCATATCCTTTCCACTCTTGATGAAAGGGATTGGACGTTTGTCCAGGGGATGTGGGATTACATCGAAGAATACTGGGCTTTGATCGAGGCAAAAGAACGAAGGGTTACAGGGGTAGCTCCGGAAAAAGTAGAAGCATTACCGGTCAATACAGGCACCGCTGTAGGGCAAATCAGAGGCGGATACTTCCCTATCACATTCGACCAAGATGAAAGCAATATCGCGTTTGACAACCTGGCTAAGACGGCAGCTGACCAGGCGAAATTAGGTGCCGCTGGCAGGGCTACGACAGCGCGAGGACATACGAAGGCTAGGGCGGAGGGCGAAGTTAATATTAAAATAAAGGCTGATTTCGGAGTTATCTTTTCGCATGTTCACCAGGTAATCCATGATCTTGCCTGGCATGAATGGTTGATCGATACCAATAAAATCCTGGGGCATCAGGATATGGTGGATGCGATCACGGCACATTATGGAGCAGCGACTTATAAGGCGTTAAAAAATACAGTTATCGATATCGCAGCTGGCGATGTTCCTTCCGTACAAACCCATGAAAAAGCAATGAACTGGCTCCGGCAGGGTATGTCTATAGCAGCTATGGGATGGAACCTTGGGACTTCTTTGCTGCAACCGCTGGGACTTACTCAGTCGATGGTCCGAGTCGGTCCTATCTATGTGGCAAAAGCCATGTTGAGGTTTTTTAGTGGGGCAGCGGCGATGGATGGTACGGTTAAATTCATGTACGAACATAGTTCTTTCATGCGCCTACGCGGCAAGACGATGAATCGAGAGATCAACGAAATTCGTAACAAGATTGCCGGTACTGGTTTTGTCAGTAAGGTGAGAGGGCCGATAGATGATACTTTCTTTTACCTGATCGCTAAAGCGCAGTTGATGGCAGATATCCCGACCTGGCTTGGGGCTTATGAAAAAGCCCAGGCAGAGAATGCCAGCGAGCAGGACTCGATCGCGATGGCAGATCAGGCGGTGATCGATTCCCAGGGGTCAGGACACATTAAGGATTTGGCAAGCATTCAGCGAGGCGGTCCTTTGAAAAAGCTATGGACTAATTTCATGTCCTATTTCCAAACAACCTATAACCTCTCTACAGACAGTATTAAAGGGACTAACTTTAAAAGCCCTACTTCAATCGCTCGCCTGGGGGTTGACTTTCTTTTGCTCTACACTTTCCCTATCCTCATCGAAGAATATGTCAGGGGGGCGTTGTTAAGGGGAGAATGTGACGATGGCAAGGATTGGGCATGTATGCGCGACAAGATCGTGAGGGATCATATCGCATATCCATTGAGCGGAATTTTCATAGGCCGAGAGTTTGTCGGGATGGCTCAAGGGTTCTCCCAGTATCAGGGACCAGCGGGTATGAGGGGGATTGCAGAAGCAGGGAAATTCGCTACGCAAGTGGGACAAATGGAGAATGATGAGAAGTTATGGAAGGCTGCTAATAAAACAGGCGGCGTGTTTTTCCATTGGCCAGCGGTCCAGGTTGAGCGTTTGATCTGGGGCAGCTTAGACCTGGCAGAAGGGAAAACAGATAAGGTAACAGCCCCATTATTTGGGTACTCAAAACAATAGGTTGTAAATTGACACATTAACAAATATCCTATAAACTGAAGGTAGTATTCTGGCTAGATGCCGGTCTTACAAGCATGGAGGCTTAACGTGACGATATCCACTGAAAGTATTAAAGCGGGACCATTTGCAGGGAACGCTTCCACAACGACATTCGCATTTACCTATAAAGTATTTAGTTCGACCGGCTCAGACCTGGCGGTCGTATTCACCAACTCATCTGGCGTTGAATCAACCAAGACATTAACGACCGACTATACTGTCAGTCTAAACGCTGACCAGGATAACAATCCTGGGGGATCGATTACGACGACCGGTGCATGGAGTCCAATCGCGGTTGGCGAAAAACTAACCATACTTAACGAACCAGCGTATACGCAAGGGACTGACCTTGTGTCCGGTGGTGGGTTCTTCCCAAATGTTATTGAAGATGCGTTAGATAGAAGCACTATTCTCGCCAGAAGGGCTGATGAAAAAGTCAGCCGATCCATTCAAATACCAGTTTCAGATTCTGCCGGGACCTCGGTAGAACTAACCTCAAATACATTAAGAGCTAACAAGGCTATTGTCTTTGATTCAGACGGTGATGTCGGCGTATCAGTTGATGACTATGTTGACCAGGTTGCTACGGTAGCTGCCTCATCTGCGGCGGCTGCGAGTTCGGCGGCAGCGGCTAGTACCAGCGCGAGTGCAAGTTCGACTTCGGCGAGTGCCAGTTCGACCAGCGCGGCAGCGGCAGCGGCCAGTTACGATCTTTTCGATGATCGGTTCCTGGGGGCGAAGTCTTCCGATCCTAGCGTTGATAATGATGGGGCTGCCCTAGTAGATGGCTGCCTTTATTTCAATACCTCAAATAACGTGATGATGGTCTATGACCTGGGTACGACGACCTGGCTTAGAACCACTCCTACCAGTTCAGACCAAACAAACATTAATACGTTAGCCGCTAGTGCTGTTGTTACCGATATGGATTTACTTGGCACATCAGCAAATGTAGCGGCGATGGCATTACTCGGTACAAGTGACGCGGTTGCCGATATGAATACCCTGGGTACTGCTGACGTAGTAGCCGACTTAAACACGCTTGGTACGGCTGACGTTGTTGCGGACATGAACACGCTCGGAACCGCAGATGTAGTTGCCGATATGAATACACTTGGCACAGCGGACGTTGTCACAGACATGAATACACTCGGTACGGCGGATGTAGTTGCTGATATGAATACTTTAGGCACAGCCGATGTTGTCGCAGACATGAATACCCTTGGTACAGCTGACGTGGTGACCGATATGAACACCCTTGGGACTGCTGACGTAGTGGCTGATATGAATACGCTTGGGACGGCTGGTAATGTAACAGCTATGGACAACTGTTCAGGGTCAATTGCCAATATAAATACCGTGTCAGGGTCAATTGCCAACGTGAATACTACCGCAACAAATATTACAGGAGTAAATAGTTTCGCTGAACGATATAGAGTCGCTTCATCTGCTCCTGTATCAGACAACGATGCAGGTGATTTATATTTTGATACATCCTTGAATGAGTTGAAGAGTTATGGATCAGCTTGGCAATCAACCGCTCCATCAGCGGAAAATCAGACAAACATCAATATTGTTGCTGGTGAGTTGGTTTATGAAGAGGACTTAGGCTCTATTGCTGATGCAGTTACAACGTCATCTGGTAATAATATTACAGACGTAGCTGATGACATAGCAAGTGTTAATACAGTGGCAGGGATATCGGCTAACGTAACAACGGTTGCAGGGATTAGTGCCAACGTAACGACCGTGGCTGGGATTTCAGCGAATGTCACAACGGCTGCTACCAACGAGGCCAGCATTAACCGATATAGCGATGAATATACGATTGCCTCATCAGCCCCAGGCTCTCCGAGTGCAGGAGATTTGTGGTATGACGAAACAGGTAATGTTTTGAAATATTACACTGGTTCTATATTCGCTAGCATATCCGCTGGGATAGCTGATGTCGTTTCGGATACCTCGCCCCAGTTGGGAGGGTCGCTTGATTGTCAATCGAATAACATAACTAATACTGGCACTGTTTCTGGTGCTAACTTACAAATTGATTTTGGAGGTCTTTCCTAATGGCTAAAAAATTACAGCTAAGGGGTGGAACGACCTCTGAGCATTCATCCTTTACAGGAGCGGTACGAGAAGTAACGGTGGATACGGATAAAGATGTAGTGGTTGTCCATGATGGTAGTACGGCTGGAGGTTTCCCATCGGTTAAGTCAGGCTCAATAGTAAACGCTGATATTGATGCTTCCGCTGCAATAGCACAAAGCAAATTAGTAGATATAGTAAACGCTGATGTTGGTGCTTCAGCCGCTATAGCAACTTCAAAATTATCAGGTGCGGTCACAAGTATAGCGAGTCATGGGCTGTCAACTTCTAATTGGGACACTGCCTATACGGACAGAAACAAGTGGGATGGGGGAGCAACTGGATTAACCGCAGCAACTGGGCGAACCTCTCTTGGTTTAGGAACATCGGCAATTGTCGATACTGGCACAAGTGCAAACCAAATTTTAAAACTTGATGGCACTGCAAAAATACCAGCGGTTGATGGTAGCCAACTTACAAATTTACCAGCAAGCGGAATGCCCTCAGGAACGATAGTCGCATTTTTCCAAGCATCCGCTCCTACAGGGTGGACACAAAACACCACTCACAACGATAAAATGTTACGAGTGGTTTCAGGAACTGGTGGTGGAACTGGTGGTACGGCAGTTGTTTCTAGTCCTGCTCATAATTTAGCGGCTGGATCACATACATTGACTGAAAGCGAAATGCCGAGCCACACTCACTCTTACACTGCACCATCAGGCCCATCAGCGACAGGGAATCCGTGGATACAACCGAGAGTTACGAGTACCTATGGCAGCAATACCGGGAGCAAGGGTTCTAGTGCTTCGCATAGTCACTCCACATCTGGTTCTATTACGGCCCCTGCGTATCTGGATGTGATTATAGCATCGAAAGATTAATTATATGAGTCTGGAGATTGAAAACACTTGCCCATTAGGTTCAACGTGTGAGGAAGTTAAAGATGGGAAAATTAACCGTTGTGCTTGGTATACAAAGGTTGTTGGTAAAAACCCCCAGTCGGAGGAGCAAATCGAAGATTGGGCGTGTGCTATGTCGTGGCTGCCTATGTTGCAAATTGAAATGAGTCAGACAAATAGAGGGCAAACAAGTGCCATCGAATCTTTTAGAAATGAAACAGTTAAGGGGCAGAAAGTTTTTAATGCATTGGTAGAAAACCGAAACAATCTTTTGGAGAACAAACAATGAGCGTGGTCACATTAGTAGCAGAAGATAATAAAATGGTCCTAGATGGAGAGGTTGCCGAATTTGACTTAGGCTTAGATGATAATATTTGGGCTATCCAATGGGACGGTTCTAAGGGGCAGATAGAATATAAAGATGGTTCGCCTAATAAGGACATTACAAAATTCCCTGAACTCGAATCGCTAGTAGAAAAACATAACCAAACGAAAGTCGATGCCGAAGCAAAGGTTGTGGCAGAGGAAGCGGCGGCTAAAAAAAAGAGAACTGATGCCATGACCTATGCTGACAAAAGAGCAGAGGAATACGGTAAGCTCAACAATCAATTTGAGATGATATACGATGACAAAGTGAATGATACCACAACGTGGGTAGATGCCATTAAAGCTATTAAAAAAGCTATCCCCAAAGAGTGATGTGTATAAAGTCATAAGGAACGCTATATCAAAAGAGCTAGTCGGGTTTTGTTATGATTATTTTCGCACTAAAAGAAAAGTAACGAAATTACTTGTTGATACTGGGTACATCCCAAAGAACGAAACGGCATGGGGAATGTGGAATGATCCACAAGCACCAGACACATATAGTCATTATGGCGATATAGGAATGGAAACTTTATTGTTAAAGGTACAACCAATTTTAGAAAAAGAACTGTCAATGAAATTAAGCCCAACTTATAGCTTTGCTAGGCTCTATAAAAATGGTGATGAGCTTGTAAGACACAAGGATAGATACAGTTGTGAGGTTTCTGCCACTTTAAATTTAGGAGGTGATCCTTGGTCTATATTCTTAGAGCCTTCTGGGGAACAAGAGGAAGAGGGTTTAGAAGTATTATTAGAGCCTGGTGATATGTTGATATACGAAGGAGAAAAAATGGAGCATTGGCGTGAGAAATTTAATGGGGAGAGTTGTGGTCAAGTATTTTTGCACTACAACGATGCTTCATTAGATGGGGCAGAAAAAAATAAATACGATGGTAGACCGTTTTTAGGGTTACCTCCGTGGTTTGCCGGGTTTAAATTAAAAGACGATTACAATTGCAACTAATGGCAGACGATTTTATAGGAATATATAAAAAATACGCCCCGGATAGATTTTGCGATGACCTTATTAATTTATTTGAACATACTTTAAATGGCAAAAAGGAAGAGTATCGGTTTTGTAGCCCTCTTAGGGTAGATTTCCAAATATTATTAGACCAGATTGAAGATCATCCTTTACTTCTGACCAACGAAACAAATTCTGTTTTAGAGCGAGCTTCAACGGAATATAGAAATAAATATAGTGCCTCATTAGGGACCATGAATTACTCAAGTTGGCGTATAAAATTACAAAAAACACCCATAGGAGGCGGGTTTTATAATTGGCATTGCGAGGATGGGGATTTTAATCTTGCTACCAGAGTTTTGGTGTGGGCTATTTATTTAAACGATATGCCAGAAGGAGAAGGGGAAACAGAATTTCTTTATTATCATAAAAGAATAAGACCGTGCAAAGGGGATGTTGTTATATTCCCAGCGGCTTTTACGCATACTCATCGGGGGAACCCTCCGTTAAGCACGGAAAAATATATAGCTACTGGCTGGTGGAGTTTTACAAATTAATATGGCTACTCTTCTTTGGGATAATGGGATTAGTTTGAATGAATGTGAATCTATCATTGAACAATATAAAGATTTGGAGTTAGGGAACGGAGAAGCTGGGGAACACCCTGGGAATGAAAAACTAAGGGCTTGTCAAATACATTGGGTTAGAGAACACGGCATATTAAGTAGATCGTTATTCCAGTTTCTGCTTGAAGCTAATGATACGAAGTTTAGATACAGTGTTTTTAATTACCAGCGAAGCGTGGGATCCGATGTCCCGCAATTCACAAAATACAATAAAGGCGGATTTTATGACTGGCATAAGGATAGCGTCCCAACTAACCCAGATAGAACAGATAGGAAGATAACATTAGTGGCCAATTTAAGCGACCCTGAAAGTTATGATGGAGGGGATTTAGAATTTTTTAACGGTCCGGCAAAACCAGATGCTCCAAGCAAAAGGCAACAAGGTAGTGTTATATGTTTCGATTCGCGTGATTGGCATAGAGTTTGTCCAGTTACTAGAGGGGTTCGTTATTCATTAGTGCTATGGCTTTGGGGGCCAGCTTTTGTTTAGACTACTTATTTACATAGCAATATTACTGGGTGGGATGTATTTTCTTCTCCCCTCGCAATACTGAATGAATGCCAGACCTTAAAGAAATATTATTGCAGAACATCAGCAAGAAGCTGGATAAGTTGATTGAACTGTTTAAAGAGCTTATTAGAACTCTTGGAAATAAAATAAAGAAAGAATGAAATGAAGTGGAAACAATCGCCCATAAACAATCGACCGGCTCTAACCAGACGATTTGCGGTCACTGCAAGTATAAATATATCGAAAGAGATGCGCTATACATGATCCATATATGTGGTTATTTTTATCCAGTTTGTCCGACTTGTGGGCTAAGTAAATTTTGTGCGAAGAAGAGGGAGCCATGTGGACAGCGCGAATGAACTCTCTGGCTTCATCGAGTCAGTTGGAATCCCTATGGCCACGGCGATTGCGATGGGGGCTGGCGGCTGGTGGTTGATCCGGTACATCCTGACCTCAATTGTTTTAAAAATAACTGAGGCCCAGGCGCAGACAGAGAGCGACATTCAGGACCTTAAAGGAATAATTATTTCGCTGATCGATAAGACGACGCAAGCCCAAGGGGATCTAATCAGGCTCGATACATTACTTAGGGTTCGTTATGGCCTTCAGCCGGATGAAAAAAGAATTTCAAGGAACCCAAACGGAAAGAAAAAATAGTATGGACAAGTTCACCGAATTGCTAGTTGCCGCGATCGCCCTGGTCGGCGGGTTTATTACAAAGCGAATCTTCAAAAATCACGACGTTCTGTCGGATAGAATTTCTGCGCTGGAAAAGGTGGTCGTGACCAAGGATGACCTGGAGCCTTTGGAACGGACGACTGACATGATACTCACTCACATTTTGAATAAGAAATAGAGTTGGTTTTTTGACGACCCGCTCGCCCAGTATTGGTGCGGATTTCATTTTCAAGCTCGCAGCTGCCGCGATAATCCCAAGGCGTATTCTAGGGGGATTTTTGGTGTTGTGTTTTTTGACGCTGCTCTGGCGTGCATAGGTCCATGACTGTATTCTTGATGTGAAAACACTCACGATTGCATGGGGTGGTCCGTACTTTTTTTGTCTTAAAACAAATCCAGGAAGCATTCTTTGTAACTGCCCTAGCCGTTAGCTTCCGTTGGCTTTGCGGGTAGGGCCATCTTTTTTTGTGGCTAATTCCTTTAACGCGGCGTTCTCTTCTAGCAGTTCAATAATCCGTTGCTGCGCTTCTTCAAATTTATGTCGGTACATTTCTTCCTCCTCCTTGTCGTTTTCAGTTTTTATTACCGTTGCAAATTTCATCTTGACAAGTTCAGTCAACTGATCGGACGCGTTGCCCTGTCCCAGGCAAATAGCGGATAGGTGCGAGCGACTCACGCCGATACGTTCAGCGAACTCGATCTGCTTTAAACCACTCTTCGCGAGGGCTTCTGCGATTACTTTATTATTCCTTGTCATTTCACTTGACAAAGTCCTGTAAAAGGACTAACGTGTCATTTAGGTTGACAAAATCATCACTGGAATAATCAATGTATATACCCAAACACAATCATAAGTCAAGGCAAATTGGTAGGAATTTTCTTATCGATTTTACGCCTTGCTCTGAGGCTCCTCATCTACCTTCCATTTCCAGTGGTGACAGGTGGGGAGCTTCTTTTTATTTGGAGGACAGAGATATGCCTAATAACCGAAAAGAAAAATGTACCGAGAGAAATTGTAAAAACGAAGTCGCAAAAAAGAACCCAGGTATTCGTTTCCATCGCGACCAAGGCCGACCGACAGTAACTTTATCAGATACCGGAAACGAGGTTGCTTATGAGAGTTGGATGGGAGGTCTTTGCTCGGACTGCATAACCGGGATAAAGGAGTTTGAAGGGGAGATGTCTGAAACACCTTACTCCGATTATATGCCAACTGATGCAGTTAACCGTGAATGGGATAGGAGTTACTAATGAGCATCTGGAAGAAGAGCGATTATTGCGAAGGGTGCGGGTGCGAACTGGGGGAGCATGAGGAAGAATTTTGCGGTGACTACTGCCGCCGCATCTCCGGGCCAGAACAGGACCCGGCTGATGAAGAGTTCCCTGGCTGCAAAGATAAAGACTTTATCTAAGGAGAGGAAAATGACTAAAAAAACTGTAGAGAAAAAAACTGTAGAGAAAAAAGGAATCTTTGAAACGCTGTACGACATTGATGTCACGGCGCATGTGGAGAAAAAAGGTAGCCCTGGGAATCAGTACGATTATCTCAAGTGGTCGGTTGCGTTCCGGATTTTGCTCCAGAACTACCCGAAGACAACCTGGCGTGTTTTGGGCCAGGAAGAGATGGACCTAGGGATAAGTAGTGAAGCAGTTAAAGGGTTTGTTGTCGGGACCGAGATAACTGTAGCAAGTAAGGATGAAACTGTTACCAGGGTAGAAACCTTACCGGTCACAAACTATGCAAACCAGTGCATCGTCAACCCAAACCAAATGGACATTAACACCGCAATCAAAAGATGTTATGTCAAAACGATAGCCCATGTTGGGCTTGGTATGCGTGTTTACGAAAACGTAACCTACCCCGAAGACTGCGCAGATCCGGAGGTAAAACCGAGGGCGGAGGCCAAGGGTGCTAGCGTGGATTCTCCTCCTACTGCACTCCCCTCGGTCGCCTCTGTCGCACTTAAAGCAGCTGCCGATGCGCTTGGCGATCAGAAAATTCCTGCAATCTCACGCCCGAAAAAGAAATCCATCAAGCCTGTGTTCGTGGCGCATTGTAAGCGCGAGGGCGTTAAGGAAACAGATGCCGTCGTTTTATTAAAAGGGCATGGATATAAAAGCTATGCGGATGTTCCAGAAGAACGACTTGGATTTTTTAAGTCAGAGATTACCAGGCTCGGCCAGGAACAAAAGCGCAATAAAGAAGTGGGGCGAATCCAATGACCCAACTTCAAGTTAAAACTAATACGCTGGAAGGTGAGCTTAAAAAAAGGGCCGAGTGGGTTGAGTTGGATTGCGTGATGCTGATCCAGAACGACGACGAATACAACGCGGCCATGCAAAAAGCCGAAGAGGTTAAGTCGCTGGAGAAAGGCATCGAGGATTACTGGAGGCCGCTTATCCATATGGCCCATCAGAATCATGTCCTTTTGAAGCGCAAAGAAAAAAGCATGCTTGATCCTGTCAAGGCCGGACTAGAAAAATTAGGTGGATTGCTGATCGAGTACAGGTCAAAGCGTGAACGGTTGGAACGTGACCGTCAAGAGGCGGAGCATCAAAAGCAGATTGAGGAAGCTGACCTGGCTGCATTCGAATTAGCCGAAGAGGGAGTTCCCCAGGAAGCGATCGATGCGGTTCGAGAAATGAAAACAGAAACGCCCTTCCATGCGCAGCCGACTCAAGAGCTACGATCGAGGTCCAGTTTCAAGCCGGACTATATTGTAACGATCGAGGACATTGATGAGGTGGACCGTGAGTTTTTGGTCCCTTCAACTAAGGCTCATAGGGAAGCGATCATAAATAACGCTAGAGCTAAAGCTATTAAGACAGGTGGGAAGCCTTTAAAGGGCTTTAAAATTATATCAACTGAGAAAATAAATTTTAAGGGGGCAAAATGAATTTTAATCGAGTTTTTTTAGTAGGGAATGTAACCAGGGATATCGATGTTAAAAAAACAAAATCAGGTTTAAAGGTCGGCGAGTTTGGGTTAGCTATTAACCGCCCCACAAAAGGCGGAGGAAAGAGTACCTGCTTTGTAGATATTACGGTATGGGGAGATGAAGCAGACAACTGCGCTAATAACTTATCTAAGGGGGCCGCAGTCTGCATAGATGGACGATTAGACTACCAGCAATGGGAGAATGACGCGGGAGAAAAAAAGTCCAAGCATAAGGTCGTGGCTAGCAAAGTAGAAGTGTTGGACGCGCCAGCTAAAGGTGAGGATCATGAAGAGCCATCTCTCGGCGAAGAAGATTGTCCTTTCTAACTAAACTCAAGGGATTTACATGTCAAATTATAGGACCGTTCAAACTAAACTTTGGAACGACAAAGACGTTCTAGCAGCATCAAAAGACAGTAAATTTTTATTCCTATATTTAATCACTAACAAACATATTAATAACTCCGGGGTCTACGAACTTCCATTCGCCACGATTGTCCATGAAACAGCGATCCCTTCCGGAACGGTTAAAAAACTATTCTCTAACGGTTCTTTGAAGAACGTGTTTTATGATTTCGAAAACGAAATGGTGTTCGTTAAAAATGCCAGGGTATATCACCCTGGTGGAAATCCGGCGAAGGTGGAAAGAGGGATTCTTAACGAATTTAACCAGACAAATAAGACTCCGCTCTGGAATCTATTTTTAGATGTATACCCTTGTTTTAAAGACATATTCCTAACCGTTACCAAACCCTTAGCAAAGGGTTCATTACCATTACCATTACCAACACCTTTAGATTCTAATAAAAAGAATGAAGGGAAATTTGAGCCGGAAATTTTAGAAATCATTGCGGATCTAAATGCCAAGGCTGACAAGGATTTTAAGTTTGTTGAAGCTAACAAAGTGAACATCCGTGCCAGGTTGGATGAAGGCTACACGGTGGACGATTGCAAGCTGGTGATCGATAACAAGGTGGCGCAATGGAAGGGCGATGCGAAGATGAATCAGTATCTACAGCCCAGGACCTTGTTTCAACCGAAGAAGTTTGATGGCTACCGTAACGCGAAACCGCAGGTGGAGAAAAAAGAAACATCCGGCTCGGCCAAGCGTAGGCAAATAGAGCGGCTTTTGGCGCGGAAGCCTGTCCAGGAAGAACAAACCAAACTCATGGAGAATGGCGTATGACCATAACTTACGATGAATTTCTTGAGCAACTAGCGGCCCTGTATGCCTTTGGGTTGCCGCAAAAAGATGAATGGGAGTTAGTGTATTGGCACAAAGCGATTAAGGCTAAAGAGTTAACAGCCGCCCAGGTTGGGGCTGCGGTTCTGCGACTCACCCAGGATGAAACTAAATTCTGGGATACGGACAATGTTCCGGCGATGATTATCAAAGCAGCCAAGGAGATAGCCGAGGATAAGAAGATTACAGCTTTTAAGAATCAGATTTTACTGGCGGAGAATCGCGAGGAGGATGAGGACAAAAAAGCGTTAGCTTCCTGGGGCGGGACCCCAGAGGAGGCCGAGGCTAATAGGCAGAAAACCAGGGAACTTATCAGGGGGGTTTTTAAATAATGCTTCTTGAATTACCAATGATTTTTGAATTAACCGAAGCCGAGCAGTTTGTTGCCAAGTATGTGGGGAAGCTGCGGTATGCGAATGCGCGAAAAAAAGGGACTCTGGACCAGAAAAAAGGAGGGCAGTCCTGCGAAGCGACAGACCGGGAAGGGTTCGCTGGCGAGTTACTTTTTGCCAGAATATTCAACTTGTATCCGGACCTTAGTGGGGTTGTGGGGGATGCCGATGGGGTGACGCGCCGCGGTCGGACCTACGACGTTAAAGTCACTAAATATGAAAATGGGCTTCTTCTTGCTGGGTTGCATAAGAAAAACAAGCCTTGCGATTTTTACGTTTTATTCACCGGCGAATTTCCACGGTATCGATTAGCCGGATTTGGCGACAAGGAATCTCTTTTGGTTGAAGAGCAGATTAAAAATCTTAAGGATAAAAACGGCAAGAAAATGGGGGATTGTTATGCCATGAGTCAGGACGACCCGGAATTTAAAAAATTTAGTTTAAAGGGGAGAATTTAGTGTTCGGAGTAAAGATATTCAAGCCGGATAAAGACGGCGAGCTAAAATACAAGAAAAAAATATCTGCGAAAAAGTGTTCACAAATACACTGGGCTGTGTTTAGGGGGGACCCAAACCGTAGCGCGAACCCAGGGAGCATACTCAAGAGTAATCCTGGGGTTAAG